TTAATGTATATCTATTTTTTTGCCGTTACTTTTTTCTCTATTAAGTTTTGGAAGATCAACTCTTAAAACTCCAGCTTTAAAGGAAGCCGTAATATTTGAATCATCTACATTGTCGATGTAAAAACTTCTTTTGAATTCACCGTATCTTCTTTCACGCCTTACAAAGTTTTCATTTTTATCTTCAACAGAATCATCTCTTTTTGCAGATATAGTCAAATAGTTATTGTTAAAATCTAAGGCTATAGAATCTTTATTCATTCCTGGTAAATCAGCACAAACTACATAAGAAGTTTCATTTTCCTTAAGATCAACTTTAAAACCATTGCCAAAACCATCCATGTTCATAGGTGTGAAAAAGTCATTGTCAAAGAATGAATCTACAAAGTTGTCGAACGCATCGCCTCTTTTTAAAGAATTGTTTCTTCTAAATGGAACCATATCAAACATAATGAATACCTCCTTATAGATTTTATTTTCTATGTTTTCTAAATTGTTTTTATATTTTGTAAATCCTTATTACAGTTATTATAGTACAATAAAGGTCAAAGAAAGTCAAAGTCTAAAAATAAATGAATTATATAGATATGATTAGTTAGTATTAGAACTAACTATATAATTTAGTATTATCCATATATTTTGAAGATATGCTAAGAAATTAATCATATTTGGCTAATTATGATAATAATATAAAAAAAATTTTTTTTATATTTGATTATAATGAGATTTTGTATTAAAATAGTATTGTGTCTTGCTCCTATGGCTCAGATGGTAGAGCAACTGATTCGTAATCAGTAGGTCACAGGTTCGAATCCTGCTAGGAGCACCATAAGAAAAGCCTGTTATATCAATGTATAACAGGCTTTTTAATTTCTTATATTTGTTTGCTTAAAATTGAAAATGGGGACGTTTTGGGGACAAAAAAGGCAAAAATGTATGTTATAATGCATTATTTAGCTTCACCATTGTCTTTATTACCAAACATTATATTACTTAATTTATCAGCTGCAACTTTATCAGCAGATTGCAATGCATGTGTATATATGTTTAAAGTTGTGGATGTATTACTATGACCTAATCTTTTAGATACTTCTCTTATATTTACGTTTTCGTTAATAAGCAGAGTTGCAGATGTGTGTCTCAACTGGTGGAATGTTATATGTCTTAAATTATGTTCCTCTAAAAATTTTCTAAACCAACGTGAAGGGGTGCTAGGATACATAGGTTTCCCATTCCATTGTGTAAAAACAAAACCAGTATTAACCCATAAGCTTCCGCAGCTTAATCTTTTTTCTTTTTCATTTACTTTATGCTTAGATAGTAAATCCATAACAGGTTTTGGTATAGTTAAAGTTCTTTTAGAAGTATAATTTTTAGTTTCTTTTAAGAACGTGCCTTTTGTGGGTAAATATTGGCTAGAATGAACTATATTTATAGTGTTAGTATCGAAGTCTATATTATCCCATTTTAAACCTGTAAGCTCTCCTAAACGCAATCCAGATGCTAATGTTAGTATTATTGCCACCTTATATTTAAATTCTTCCTTAGAGGTTGTATCAAGCTCGATCATTAGTTGTTGTACTTCTTCCTCATTATAGTAGCCTGCTTCAACTTTCTTTATTTTAGGTGCATCTACATTAGAAACTGGATTGCTACTAATTAGTTGCCATTTAACAGCAGATTGTAATATATCATGCAGTAATCTATGGTAATGTCTTATTGTATTAGCAGATAAGCCACCAGCCTTACCATCTTCTCTTATACCGTCTTCTTGTAAGTTATTATAAAATTCTATAAAATGTACAGGCTTTAATTTATCAAGTTTAAGATGTCCTAATGCTGGAATTATTCTACTATCTAATAGTTTTTTATATTCAAAAACAGTTTTAGGAGCTAAGTTCTTTTCGGCATAATCTTTAATCCATTTTTCAGAGAAAGCCTTTAAAGTTAGTTTTGCAGGTTCTATAAAAGAATTGTTTTCTACTTCTGCTATAAACTTAGCAAGTTCTTTTTCGCATTTTCTTTTTTTCTCTGCATCCGTTTTACCTTCTACTTTTATAGTTTTTGTATACTTTTTCCTTTTACCGTCACCAGTTCTACCACCAGATATTACAAGGCGGTAAGTATTTTCTCCTCGCTTTTCAATTGATCCAGCCATTGCAATTCCTCCCTTCAGTCTTGGGTAAATTATAACACAAAAAAATAAAAGCACCCTTATGAGTACTTTAATTATTTTTATTTTTTGCATTTTTAACATATTCAATTGATAATTCAGTTAAAATTTTAGAGACAGAAGTGTCTTTATCTATGGCTATCTTTTTTAAGTCCTTTATTAGCTTCTCATCCATGTATATATTAAGTTTTTTACCAGCCATGTTACACCACCTCTTATAAAATTTTATAAGAAATGAATTACAGTGTATATCCGTTATTACTCCTTTACGTATACAAGAATCAAAAAAAATTTTATCTATAAGATATTTGCAGTTTGTACAATCATGGAAATCACAAGATAACAATAGAAATGGACAAATTTCAAGTGCAAGAGCAATTTTTTTTACAATACGTAAAGTAGGACTGCTATGTCGAGGAATTTTTTCTAGTTTTGAGATATAACTTTGGTCAATCTTAGATTTTTGAGCTAATTCAGATTGCTTTAATCCCCTTAATTCTCTATATTTTTTAATATTTAATATAAAAATTATATCCCTCTTTTCTATATTTTAATCCTAATATAATTATATTAAAATATTTTACACTAAATAGCTATTCATAAATTATGGTAAAAATATGTCAAAATTATGAATGGATGGCATAAAAAAATGCTGTATAATTTTATATAAAGGGGATTTAATAAAGTTAGTTCGCAAAAGTTTTATATTACGAACGTATGTTTGCATTATAAGAAATAACGTGGTATTATGTACATTAAGAAGAAATGTGGGGGTATACATATGCAGTTAAAAGAATGTGAAGAATACAAGGTATGTGAACGTCAACTCTTAAAGGAATTTAAAAAACTATTAAATGATTTTAATGAAAATGAAATCATTTATATTATAAAAAATGGATTGAAGTATATAAAAACTGCTAGTTAAGATATAAAAAAAGAAGATACAACTATTTATTTTGTATCTTCTTTTAGTTGGTCAAATATTTTACCTAATATTTTTAAAGCCTTACCTGTAGTCAGATCTTCTTTTGTTTTAATTTCTCCACAATCTATTAATAAATCAAGAAATCTTTCAGCAAGCGTTTCTGCTTTTTTTGCTTTTAATTCTTTATCAATATTATCGAAAAATTTATTTAATTCATTAATATCCAATGATTTTGAGTCTTTTGTTTCCTCATAAAGTTTGGCTTCCAAATCATTATAAGGATCACGTATTTCAGATCGTCCTAGCAGATAGTCTAATGAAACATTAAATAATTCACATAGTTTACATAATTTATCAAAATCAGGTTGTTTCCCCTTTGTTTCATAACCTGCTACAGTGGCTCTACCAACATTTAAAATATTAGCTATATCCTGTTGAGTTAAATCTTTTTCAGTTCTTAACAATTTTAACCTATCTGCAAATGTAACCAATATACGTCACCTCCTAGATTTATTTTAAAGTTTTACGTGTCTAAAATAAACAATAGTGCCTAAAATGAACTTTTTTAAATTAATATATTGACAACGTGCATTTAAGGCACTATAATAAAAATATAAGTTGTTCCTTTATGACACGAAAAGAGAAAGAGAGGTGAAAAATTTGAGAGAAAAACTAAGGAGAATAAGAATACAAAATAACTATACCCAGCAACAAGTTGCAACTGCGGCAAAAATAAGTAGACCATTCTATACAAAAATAGAATTAGGTATAAACAATCCTTCACTTAAAGTAGCAATAGATATAAAGAAAGTATTTAACTATAAGGATGATGATATTTTTTTAAATTGTACGTGTCAAAAAGGCACACAGCTTAGCAAAATAGTATAAGATTAATTATATACTTTTTAATCTTATACCAAATAAATTTATATTTTAACTATATTTATATTATAACCAAGTTTTAGGTAGATAAACAGTATTTAAAATCTACTTAATAAAAAGAATAAAAATTAAATTCTACAGGGGGATTTAAAAATGTTGGGGGAAGCAATTAAAGAAGTTAGAGAGGAAAAAGGCATTACCCAACAAGATTTAGGGCAAATGAGTTTCCTCTCATATAAGACAATAAGTGCAATGGAAACAGGAAGAAGAAGAATAACAAAAGAGAACGCTAAGAATATTTGCGAAAAATTGGGCGATCCAAAAGTGTATATGGAAGCTGTTAATGAAATATGTGGTGGAGTTTTTTCTGTACCATGGCTAAATGGAAATGCAGTAGATTTACACAGATCTTCTGTAAAAGAAAAAGTAATAGAGGAATTAGATGAAGCAATTAATGCTATAAATCTTATCAAGACATATAAGAATCCTAATAGTTGTACTTCTACAGATAAGGAGGTTGTAGCAAAAAGTATACAAGAAACAATAGATGTATATGTTGCAAGTGCCATTTATATAGCAGTTATGTGTAGGGAATATTCAATTGATATTAAAAAGATGTTCCAAATTCAGAAAGATAAGCTTATTAAAAGAGGTTATTTAAAGGCAAATAAATAATAATTATAACATACTTTTGATAATTATAAAATGACTAAATTGGTCATGTTCATAATAGTTAAAAGAAGCTAAAATTTTATTATCTAGATATTAAATAAAAATTTAAAGGAGGAGTTGCAATGGTTAGTAAAGATATAAAGAAAGTAATTCAAGCTACAGTAAACGCTAAAGATGCAGCAAAATATATAGGTGTTAGTTATTGGATGATTTTAGAAATGGTCAAAAGGAATGAAATTCCTTGTATTAAGTGTGGTGTCAGAAAGCTTTTTAGAATTGCAACACTAGACAAATGGATGGAACAACAAGAATTACAAAATAGTGAACCTATAAAAGAAAGTGAAGATAATCAGTATGGTACTTTAAGAAAAATTTATTAAATGAGAAGGTGGTTTAAATTAATTCTAAGGATAATAAAAGGTCACTCAAGAACTGGCATTCAAGAGCAACCAAACTTGAAACTACAATGGTTACAGTAATTTCAAGTTTAATTTTACAAGATATTAATAAAAGTTACAAGGAGGTAGCAAAGTATGAACGATTTAGTTCCAATAGAGTTTAATAATCAAAGAATTATAACTACTAAACTTTTAGCTGAGCAATATGGGACTGATGAAAAAGTTATTAGTCAAAACTTTATTCGCAACATTTGTAGGTTTAAAGAAGGAAAACATTATTTTAAACTGCAAGGTCAGGAATTGAAAGATTTTAAAGCCATTCTTCAAAATGACGAAAGCCTAAAATTTGTATCCGTTTTATATCTATGGACAGACAGAGGTGCAGCAAGACACGCAAAAATTTTAGATACAGATGAAGCATGGGATGTATATGAGGAATTAGAGGAAACTTATTTTAGGGTAAAAGTAAAACTTGATAGCTATATGATTAAAGATCCTATTAAAAGAGCTAGGGCATGGATTAAAGAGCAGGAAGAGAAGAATAAATTGGAAGCACAAAACAAATTAATGCTTCCTAAAGCTGAATTCTATGATGCAGTTGCAGGTAGTACGGAAGCTATAGCAATAGGTGATGCTGCTAAAACATTAAATATGGGGATAGGTAGAAATAAATTGTTTGAGTTTTTAAGAAACAGAAAGATTTTAATGAATAATAACAGACCTTATCAAAGGTATATAGATTGTGGTTACTTTAGGGTTATAGAACAAAAATATAATCTCCCAAATGGAGATACAAATATAAGTTTTAAAACACTTGTATATCAAAAAGGATTAGATTATATAAGAAAAATCTTAATCCAACATGGTTATAAATCATTAGAGAAGTCAGCTTAGGCTTCTCTAGCGAGGACGTGATAAAATGGCGAAAATGAAATTTACTATAAATGGCTTTAGTCAAGAGAAATTAATCGAGTATGGACTAGATGCTGTAGATGCATTAATTTTAAGGTACTTTGTAGATTTTAAAGATAGTGGTGATATGGTTATTGAAATTGTAAATAATAAGCCATATTACTGGGTTAAATATGACAAGTTAATGGAAAGTATTCCAATAATAAATTTAAAGAGTAAAGATGCTTTAAGAAGAAGATTTAAGAAATTAGAAAATAGTAAAGTGTTAATACATTTCCAAAAAAAGCGAGGTGGTAACTATTCTTTTTATGGGATAGGTGAAAATTATAAATACTTATTAAGGAAATCAGAAGGTACGACTCAAAAGTCGGAAGGTGCTACTCAAAAATCGGAAGGTTGCGACTCAAAAGTCGGAGAGGTTACGACTCAAAAGTCGGAACAAAATATTAATCTATTAAAAGATAAATCTATTAAAGATAATAAGTATACAGATCAGTTTTTAGAATGGTTTGAAATATATCCAAATTGTTTTAACAAGCAGCAGAGTTTTAAAAGTTTCAATAAACTGTTAAAACAAGGAGAAACGTTTGAAAATATAATGAAAGCCACTACCAACTATATTACTTATTTAAAACAAAAAGAAACTACAGACAAGCAGTACATTGTTAGAAGTACAAATTTTGTAGGGCAGAACCAAGTTTATAAGGGTTACTTGGAAATGAACTTAGATGAAACTACAGCAAAAGGTACTACAACATATGATAAAAAACAAAATGCAGGAGCTTACAAAGAATGGAGGCGTAGATAAAAATGCTTTCTAACTTTGAAGCTGAGTCCAACATTTTGGGGTTAGTTTTAATAGACAATAATAACATATGTAAAATAATAGATTTGTTAGAACCTAATGACTTTTGTAATACTGCTAACAAAATAATATATTCAGAGTTTAAGAAAATGTTTGAAGCAGGAAAACAAATAGATATTACTACAGTAGCTGAATCATTAGGTGCAAGATTGAAAGATGTTGGAGGTGTAACATATTTAGCTGGTCTTGCAGATTCTCCAGTAGCTAATCATATTGAAGATTATGCAAATATAGTGAAAAATAAATCTATTTTAAGGGCACTAAAGAAAAATTTAGCAATAGCTCAACAAAAAATTGAAACTGAATCAGATCCACAAGATGTTATATCATTTTTACAAAACAATACAATGAATTTAAAAACTAAATCAGAGAATGGTGATATATCAGAGACAGTAGAAACGTTTTTAAATGACTTAGAAAACAGGTATAAAAATAAATCAGACATTTATGGTATTAAGACATGCTTTACTGATTTAGATGATATTCTGGGTGGTTTATGTGGACAACAGTTCATTATTGTAGGTGCAAGACCATCAATGGGAAAGTCAGTTATGGCTGTGAATTTAACAACAAATATTGCTCTAAAATCTAAAAAGAAGGTGGCAATGTTTTCCTTGGAAATGAGTAATTTAAGCTTAGTAAAAAGAATGATTTCTAACTTAGCAAGGATAGACAGCTATGATTTAAGGGACGGTAAAATAACAGATAAGCAATGGAAGGATGTTGTTAAATTTTCTAGTTTATTAGCTACAGATAACATTAAATTATATGAAGTTACAATGACATTAAATGGAATAATGGCAGAATGTAAAAGGCTAAAAATTCAAAATGGTTTAGACGTTGTTATAATAGATTATTTGCAGCTAATTCAAGGACTAAATAAGGAAAATAGGAATCAAGAAATAAGTGATATATCAAGGAAGTTAAAACTTATGGCTAAGGAATTGAATATAACGGTAATAGCTTTAAGCCAGTTAAGTAGAGATGTAGAACGTAGGCCAGATAAAAGGCCTAAGTTATCAGACTTAAGAGATTCAGGAAGCTTAGAACAGGATGCAGATGCAGTTTTATTCCTATATAGAGATGAATACTACAACGTTAATACGGAAGATAAAAACATTTTAGAAGCAATAGTTGCTAAACAAAGAGAGGGCGAAACTGGGACAATAAAGCTTGCATGGATGCCAAAATACCAACTAATAGGGAATTTGGACTATGTACATGAGGGTTCTTTTGATCCTTCTGTATTTAAAAAAGATGAAAAGAAAGAACCAGAGGTAGTACAGGAGGTAATGAAAGTTGGATAACAACAATTATATAGATGAAGTAGTTAATCTTTATTTTAAGGGTTACAGCGTTGAACAGGCTCTAAGAGTTACTAAGAATGAAAGGAAACAAGATGAACTAAAGAAGATAGCTGAGACATGGGAAAGTAAAGCTAGTAAATCTCCTATTACAGAAAGCAGGGGATTGAAATTTCAACAGGCAAAGTTTATATAAGGTGGTGTGAATATTGAATAAGGTTGTTTTAATAGGAAGACTAACTAAAGATCCAAATTTAAGATTTACTCCAGGTAAAGATACAGCAGTTTGTACCTTTACCCTAGCAGTAGATAGAAAGAGAGCTTCAAAAGATGGACAGAGAGAAGCAGATTTTGTTCCTATCGTTGTATGGGGAAAACAAGCTGAATCTACTACTAATTATATGAGCAAAGGCAGATTAATAGGTATTAGTGGAAGAATCCAAACTAGGAGCTATGAAGCTAAAGACGGTACTAAGAGATATGTTACTGAGGTTATTGCTGATGAAGTGCAGTTTCTTGAGTGGGGTAAAAAATCAGACAAGCAGAAAGAACCAGATTATCCTGATGAACTTACTCCAGTAGATGATGGAGATCCAATCCCATTTTAGGAGGTTAAGTTATGTTGGGTGCTAAGGTTGTATGTATTAGGTTTAGAGATTTTAAACATAAGATTAGGTTAATTAAAAAGTACAGCAGTAAAGGCTATAGAGTTGAAATTTTGGACAACACTTTTATATATGCGGAGAGTAAAGAGAGAAATCAAAATTGACAGGTATAAGTTAGTACGTAAAATGAAATTTATACGAAGTAAAGGAGAAAGACATGGGTATATTTGAGGAAATTGAAAATATAGCAAAGCAAGGATATTCTATAGAATATCAAACCATTGATCAATTGCAAAATGGGTATAAAAAAGATATAGAAAAAGGCTTGAAGCCACCTATAACTTATACGGTCTATGTAACAAGGCTAAGCGATTCTGAACCCTTATACAATGAATCTTTTGACCATATTCAAGATTGTTTAAAAGCTGGTATTAAATATGCTAAAGAAAATCTAATTGAGACGTAATACAAAGATTTTAAGAAGGAGTAAAAAGATGAGATATAGATTAACTTGGATAGATGAAACCGGAGAAAAACAACTTAGAATTTTTGAGGCTAAAACGGAAAGAGTTGCGGTAAATAAAACAAAAAAGCTACTAGACGGAACTAAGATTACAGATCCGTTTTTGTGTCCGGATGTTGAAGAAATGGAGAGGTGAAAAAGTATGAATTTGACAACTGAAAAGCCAATTCTTTTTAATACTGAAATGGTTAAGGCAATATTAGCAGGACAAAAGACAAGCACTAGAAGAATTATAAAAAATCTTTCAATTAAAGATTGTGAAGCAACTTTAAAAAATGGCAAAAAATATAAAAGATATACACTTACGAATGTTGATAGATATGGTAATGAGAGTGAAGATTTTTGGTTTGATGGCCCAATAGAAGATATAGCACATGACAAAGACATAATAGCCTATGCACCTTATAAAGTTGGAGATATTCTCTATGTAAGGGAAACATGGTCTACTCAATATGATGGAATACATGATGATAACGGTTATGGAATCTATGTTTATAAAGCAGATGGAACTATACTAGATAATTCTGAAATGATTTCTTCTAGCAAGTGGCATCCTTCAATCCATATGCCAAAAGTTGCAGCAAGATTATTTTTGAAAGTTACTGATATAAAAGCACAAAGGCTGCAGGACATTACGGAAGATCAAGCAAAAGCAGAAGGAATTAAGAGCTATACGAAAGATGAAAAAGTTTATAAATATGCTGTTAATGATGATTGGTGGATGGATTATTGCAATAAGCATAAAAAAGCAGGCACTTGGTGGCAACAAATGCCAACTACTGCAAAAGAAGCTTTTAAGTATTTATGGAATAGTTGTGGCTATAAATGGCCAAGTAGTTGGAGTGGTAACCCTTGGATATGGGTAATTGAATTTGAAAAAGTCGATAAAAATAAAATCTAATTATCTATATATACAGATAATATGATAAATAAGTAATACGGTATTTTTACGAAGAAGGAAGTGCAAATTTTATGGTTACAGGATATGAAAGAGGTAATCCGATAAAGTATATAAATAGTAAATGGGTGTACGAAGATGGTACCCCCATAGAAAATGAAAAAAGGCCATGTGTAAGATGCGGATGTATGCCAACACCGGAGGGATATGATGCTTGTCTTGGTTTTATTCCAGGTGTTGTGTCTGCCTGTTGTGGACATGGAGTGGAGGATGGATATGTTTTAAAAGAGGGAGGATATAAAATTGAATTTAGATAAAATGCTAGAAGATCAGAAAGAGTTAGATACTGCAATATTCAAAAATGCAGGAATTACACAATATCCTTTAGAAAATATAAGACTTTCACTGTTGGTTGAATTAGGTGAGTTAGCGAATGAATGGAAGGGTTTTAAATATTGGAAGAAGGATAAAAAGATAAATAGAGAAAAGTTACTTGATGAATTTGCTGATTGCTTGCATTTTGCGTTAAGCCTAGAAAATTATTTAAAGGAAAAAGAAATAGACAAGCAAGGATTAGAAGCAGCTGCTGAACTTTCAAAAAATATGCAAGCAACGGATAAGGACATTATAGATGGATTTGAATTCGCTTTTTCACAAGTATTAGATAATGATGGTGTCTTAGGAATAGTTATATCACTTGGATTAGTATTAGGAATTACATTAGATGAAATGGAAAGCTGCTACTATAAAAAACATAAAGAGAATTATTTAAGACAGGAGAATGGATATTAAGAAAAGAGGTAATAGATATGGCAGTAAATAAGAAAAAACTAAAAGAGAAGATATATGCCACAATAGATAAAGTAATAGACTCTGCAGAAAAAGCAGGAGATTTGAATTATTTTGAAATGAATATAAAACATACAAATGGAGATTTAAGTGTAAATCTAATAAATAAATATAAAGAAAAATTATAGCACTGACCTATTAAGGAGGTACTATTCCAGGAATGGAGTGGTATCTCTTCCTTTATTTATTAATAGGAGGTATCAATATATGGATAACAATGAATTTGATAGAATAATAGAAACTGAAAAGTGGTTATATAATTATAAGAGTATAAAAGCAGGTATTGAAAGTTTAAAAGAAGAATATGAGGTTTTAAATGATGTTGGCTCTGGAATAGATACCTCAAGAGAAGCTACTAGCAAAACTTATAAATTTAGTAGCGAAACGGAAAACACAGCTATCAAATTGGCTTTACTTGATGGAAGAATAAGGACTATGGAAAGAAAAGTAGAACAAATAGACAGAGCCTTAGCAGCATTAAACAATATTGAAAGGGAAGTTATAGAATATAAATGTATAGAAGGAATGTATTATTATGAATTTACGTATAAGGTTTGTATGGGCGAAAGGCAATGTATGAGGATAAAGAAAAGAGCGTTAAAAAAAATAGCTATAGCTTTGGGATTATAAAAATGTCACTTTTTTGTCACTTTAATGTCACTCCATTTTGAAAATGATGATATATAATAGTAATATAGAAAATTTAATAAACGCTCTTGAGACACTTGGTTGCTTCCAGGTGTTTTTTATTATGCAATTATAAGGAAGTGAAAATAATGAATCAGATCTATAAGAAAGAAAATTTTATAATAATTCCAGTATGTAATGAGTACTTAATTATAAATACAAATAAAATATTTAAAGAAGGACATACACATGTAAAAAGTGTAGGTATTGCTAAGATGCTTATAGATTTGGCAATTAATAGACAACTTCCTAAGAATCCTTATTTTGTTCAGAATTTAATTAGAATAGCAACAGATAAGGAATACATAAAGCAACTACAGGTTTTTAAAACAAAAGAATATATATCTGATAATGATTATAAAGAATTAATGGCAGCACCTTGTTATAAAAGACATAAGGGTGCTTTAAGGCAGGTGAGATAAAATATGGTTAGTCCTTCATTAGTATCATTCTGGACTGGATTAGGTTGTATGAATAAAGGTTAGAAAATTAATGAATCAATGAAAAATAAATTAAGTAATGCATTAATAACTAATTTCCCTATGGAAGAAAGGCACGCAGAAATATTAATAAAGAATTATGGATATTCAGCATTTATAATTGCTTATGAATTATATAGACAGGGATTTATTTTTACTGATTTAGGTATTATGTCTTTAGAAGATGCTTTAAACAAAAACTCTAAGTTTAGAAAAGTTGTAAATAAAGTCTTAAAGGAAATACAGTAATTTAGTCGATAAAAGAAGGAATAATTTCTAAAATGTAGAAATGTATTTATTAAAGGAGTTGATGTTATGGATTTAACTAATATTAGTGAAGAAAATTTAAAGGAAAAGTTAGAAGAGAATCAATCGAACATGGATAATCTTTTGAATCAATGTGAAAAAAATAATGAAAAGCAGGTAGAAATATTCAAAGAATATCTTAAAAAATTTAAAATTGTAATTGATTTTCTACATAAGAGGGAAGTGTATTTCAGGCATCCTAAGTATAAATATACGTGTATTAGAGGTCCAATACTTTATTATAATGGCAAAGAAAATGATTTATATGTTTACGATGTTGAAAGTGGATCGCCAATTAAAATAAGTATGTATAATACAGAGAAAACAGAGAGAGTATTATCTAAAACTCTTTTCCAGAATTTTAAAGATAGCTTTGAATGTGCTATTGAAGGTATAATGTATACAGCAAAAATACAGGAAGTTGATATAAAGGAAATTGAAGAACGATCAAAACAACAGGAAGCATTATTGAATAAATATAAATTAGATTAACTAGTAAATAAATTAAGCAAAAAGGTCTGATATTAGGCCTTTTTATTATGCTAAAAATGAGAGGGCGATATAAATGTTAGTAACAAGGTAGGTGAAGTAAATGGTTGAAATAATATGTAAGAAAATTTTAGTGATAGCTTTTACTGGATGTTGTGCATCAGGAGCAACAGTATTTATAGCAACTATGGTTAGTGGAATGATAAAAATAATTAAAGATGAGGAGTGAAAGGATAGAATGAGTAATGTAACTGGTGCTAAAACAGGATATGTTGGATATGTTGCAGGAACATGTGAAAGAGCTTGTGGAATTCATTTTACAGGAGATTGGGGGAAAGAGTTAATATTAAACGAAAAAGATGCTCAAGAAGCACTTGAAGAACAAAAGCAGATGTTTGAACTTAACTGCAAAATATGTGAAAAATGTGGAAAGTGTGCAGACTCAAGAACAAAGATCTCCCATTTTAAAGGTACAGAAACAGTATTGTCTAATGAAGGAACGAAGAGAATATTAAAAACAAGTGAGTATAAAAGAAGGTGATAAGTTATGATATGTAAAGCAGTAGATAGGTTAAAAAATATACTTGAATGTGAACCTGATATTGATATATGGATTATATCTGATACAGGATTTACAGCAAAAGCATATTGGAAAAGCATAAACGAATATATAAAAATTAAAAAGAAACCTAAAATATTTTCATCAAGAACTATTGACATAGATGGTTTAAATCCGCAGGATGCAATAATAATATTAGCTGGTCAATGGTATCGTAACTCTATAGTTTCTACTGATATATTTCAGTATTATCTTGACAATGCGAAGGTAACATTTCCTATAGGAGAAATGCCTTGCCATATAGAATGTGATTGAAAAAGTAGATAGCTGCATAAGCTATTTTTTTTATTGCAAGAATATGAGGTGGTGATATGAATGTAGTTGAACCAATAAAGAATATTAATAAGGTACAACAGATCCTTAGATATGCAAAACAAAATAATGAGAGAGATTATGTAATGTTGGAGTTAGGATTCCATACAGGCTTAAGGATATCTGACATACTTAAACTTAAGGTAGGAGATATACAAGATAAGAAACATAATATTAGAAAATATCTGATATTGAGAGAAGGTAAGACAAAGAAGTTTAAGCGTATCAAATTAAATCAGGAAGTAAGAGATTGTTTAAAGTCTTTCTGCAAAGATAAAGAACCTTTTGACTACCTTATTAAATCAAGGGAACATGAGAATAAACCTATAACACGACAACGTGCATACCAGATAATAGTAGAGATAGGCGGTATGTTGGGTATAGAAGGTTTAGGGTGTCACTCTCTTAGAAAGACCTTTGGTTATCTGTATTATAAAAAGACAAAGGATATAGCATTACTTCAAAAGTTATTCAATCATAGTAGCCAACTTATTACTCTTAGGTACATAGGAGTAGAGCAACAGGCACTGGATAAAGCATTAGATGATATGAACTTTGGTGTTTAAATATGAATTGTACTTGTCATAACGAGTATATGTTAAACTCATATAAAGGCTATGTAAAGTATATGCCTTGTAAGCATAGCAAATATAACACATACAGGCATCAAATACGAAGATTAAATAAGTTTAACACAATTGGTATTATGACAAATACGGAGTAAAACTCGGAGGTGATATAACGCCTAAAAAGATATGTAATTTTAGTGATTGCCATAAGATTATTCCAGGTAATGAAAGGTATTGTGAGGAACATAAAAGATTATATGGACAACTTAAAACTGATAAGAATAGAAAGTATGACACTAAGATAAGGCATAAGAGAGATAAACAATATACTTTGTTCTACCATAGCAGTGGATGGGAAACATTAAGAGATTATGTTTTAAAAAAGTATAAAGGATTAGATGTATTTGCGTACTTCATAGAAAATAGAATTGTCCCTGCAACTACAGGACATCATATAGTGGAGCTTAAGGAGGACTACAGCAAAGGGTTAATTATAGATAATATAATTCCTGTATCAGATGAAAGTCATAGAAAGATACATATGTTGTATCGTAAGGATAAGGAAGGTATTCAGGTAATGCTAAAGAGATTACTCAAAAAATGGAATAAAGTAAATAGGAAGTGATTATATGAAACATAAAGTACCAGTAACAAATTACCCATCACCGGGTTCTCCACCAAAACAAATAATATGTGATAAATTCTACGAATATAAAATATTTACAAAGGATGATTATAAAAGATACAGGGTATCTAAACTAAGAGCAGAGAACATTAATGAAGGATGCATAAAGAAAATTGATTCTGCATGGCAAAGTATAAGCAAAGGCTTTAATTTCATTATAGGAGTAGGACAAGAAGATGATTTAATGTTTTGGAGTGTAGAATATTTTAATAATAAAATACTGGGTAGGGGGTATAAAAAAGTTTTAGGCGACTCCTAAATGACCGCATGGCCTCAACCGTATGAATTTTTCTCGGTTTTTGAGAATTTTTGAGTAAAAAAGACTGGAGGTGATTTTGAAATGCCTGGAAGAAAAAATTATTCAGTAAAAGCTATTCTTGAAAATGGAAATAAAAGTCACCTGACTAAAGATGAAATTGAAAAAAGGCAAGAACAGGAGAAGGTGCTCCAAAAGTTACAGAGTGATAAAATAAGGCCTCCAACATGGATGAGTAAGAACGGGAAAAAGATTTTTAAAGACATAGTTAAAAATTTAAAAGAAATTGACATACTTGTGAATGTAGATATATATGGACTTGCCATAATGGCAGATGCCATGGACAAATATATTAGATGTACTATTGCACTTCATACAGAGCAATTAAAAATAGATCAGGTTAGTAAGTTAGGAATTAGTGAAGTTGAGAATCCTTTAGTTAAAACACAAATAAGGTATGCGGATATTTTTAAAAAGTATTCCAGTGACTTTGGTTTATCTCCAGCAGCACGTTTGAAAATAGTCCAACAAAATACTCCAGAGCTAGATGAAGATGAAGAAAATTTTAATGAGGATTTCCCAGATGCCTAAACAATATAGTACAGTGTTAGAGGAATTAATTGATTACTCTAATGACATATTAGATGGAAAAATACTAGCTTGTAAAAGGCATAGGCAGGCTTGCCAAAGGTTTCTTAACGATTTAAAGAAAATGGAGATAGATACCTGGAATTATTACTGGGATGAAACAGAAGCACAGAGGATTGTTAAGTGGTATTCTTATTGCAAACATTCAAAAGGACCACTTGAAGGAAAACCAATAATTCTTAATTCATGGCAAAAATTTGTTGTGTGTAACATTGAAGCATGGAAGTGTAAGAATACTGACTATAGAAGATTTAGATTTGCTTTTATTCAAGTAGGTAGAAAAAATTCAAAGTCACAGTTGGAAGCAGGTATGGCCGCATATGAATGTGCAGCCAAAGGACACAATGCAGCAGAAATATATACTCTAGGCGTTGAAAGAGAACAGGCTAGAGTGGTATTTGATGAAATTAATTTGATGTTAAGTAAACCACTTAAAAAACGTTTTAAGATAGTCCAGAGAGAAATTAGACATAAAAGGAGTCATAGTTTCATTAGGCATCTATCTCAAAAAGCAGGTAAAACTGGTGATGGTAAAAACCCTCAAATGGCTATCATAGATGAATATCATGCACACCCTGATAGGAAAATGTATGATGTTATGAAGTCAGGTATGATTTCAAGGCAGGAACCGTTGCTTGTTATAATAACTACAGCAGGTGTCGATTATGAGGAAACACCTTGTTACTATGAATATAAAGATTGTTGCAGTATTCTTGATGGAATAATTCCTAATGACCGATATTTTGTGATGATAAATGAACTTGAAAAAGATGATAATCCATATGATGAAAAGAATTGGATAAAAGCTAATCCAGTGGCAGCAACCTATGATGTAGGAATTGAAAGTATAAAAGAGCTTATGGTGCTTGCCAAAAATTCTAGTGATGAGGGAAAGAAAACAGACTTCCTAACTAAGAACTGCAATATTTATGTAAATGCAGGCGAGGACAAATACATTGACATTGAATACTGGAAGAAATGCCAGAGAAAAATATCCTTTGAAGATTTTAGAAGTTGTACTGTGAATATTGGTGCTGACTTATCTAAAACTGGTGACTTAACATCTAATAGTTTTGAATTTAAGTTTTTAGAAGATAATATTACAAAATATGCAGTGTTTAGTCATTCCTATATTCCAGAAGCAGTTGTAAAAGAAAAGTCTAAGACCGATAATGTTCCATATGATTTATGGATAAAAAGAGGGTGGCTTACGAAAACCACTGCAAATGATGGGTTGATTGTAGATTACATGGAAATGGTTAATTACATTGAGGATATAGTTGAAAAATATGATTTGAAACGGGGTAAGTTAGGGTATGACCAACATTACGCTAATTTCTTTGTAGCTGAAATGGAAAAATGTGGTTGGGAATGTGTTAAGGTACCACAAAGTTGTGCTAAATTAGACAATGCTACTGTAAGTTTTAGAGATTTAATTATGGTACAACAGATTGTACATGATGGTAATAAGCTTTTTACATGGTCTTTAGATAACTGTGAGAAGGATACAAACAGTTTTGGTGAGATAAAATTAAAGAAAAAAGGTAAATTTAAAAGAATAGATCCACCAGCAAGTGCTATATTTGCACATGAAATGTACTTGGCTGAATTAAGAGAATATAAACCTGATGTTTCTAAGTATGCTGGAGAGGAATATTTAGATAAGATGTGGAAGTGATTTATTGAAGTTTATAAAAAATTATATAGAAGATATTCTTATATTAAGTGGTTTAATCATAATAGTTATAGCCACTTTTTTATTGTCTAAAATTATAGGGTTGTACGTTTTAGGGATTGTATTATTGGGGTTAGGTATATATTTCACAAAATGTCCATTTGGAAGGAAGTGAGGTAAATGCTTTTTAGGAATACGTATAGAAACAGGATAAGAAACCAGACACTTGGTGGTGATGGTGGTAATTGGTCGGCTGATTTTGACATCTTAATGGGGTATTTAGGTATAACACAAGATGATTTAAAAATAAGAGGTAAAAATGCTTTAAAAGAGGTTGTTGTATACACTTGTATAAAGCTTTTAAGTGAGAGTCTTGCAAAACTTCCATTAAAAATATATCAAGATAGCGGTGGTATAAAAAAAGCTACAGACCATTATTTATATAAGTTTTTTAAATTACGCCCTAACCCTTACATGAGTGCGTTTGACTTTTGGAAGTGTGTTGAAACACTTAGAAATATCTATGGTAATAGTTATGTTTGGTTGGATTTTATACCTATGGGAAGAAAGAACCAAGGACAGATACAAGGCTTTTATCCACTTAATCCAGAGCAAATGGAAATTTGGGTTGATAATGTAGGACTATTAAGTTCAAAAAATACTCTTTGGTATGTCTATACGGATAATATGGGAGGACAGCATAAGCTACAAGCAACAGATTTACTACATTTTAAAGCAATGACTACAGATGGAATTGTTGGATTAAGTCCTATTACACAGCTTAGGAATAGTATAGAAAATGCAAAAGCCAGTGAGAAGTTCCTTAATAACAGTTTTAAAAATGGTATGCAGAGTGCAGGAATAGTAAATTATGTTGGAGATTTAAGCCCAAAAGCAGAGAATACATTTAAAACAAATTTTGAAAGAATGTCTAGCGGTTTAAGTAATGCTAATAGAATAAGTTTACTTCCTATAGGTTATCAGTATCAACCACTAAGCTTAAAATTAACAGATGCACAGTTCTTAGAGAATAGTAAATTAACAGTACAACAAGTAAGTGCAGCCTTTGGTATTAAATTGCACCAGTTAAATGAATTAGTAAAATCGTCTTATTCTTCTACCAGTGAAGCAAATAGACAATTTTATAGTGACACAATGCTTGCGATATTAACACCATATGAGCAGGAAACAACATATAAATGTTTCTTGAACAGTGAAATAGATAATGGTATATATGCTAAATTCAACGCCGATGTAATGTTACGTGGTGATACTAAGACTAGATATGAAGCTTATGCTACTGCTGTTCAGAATGGTATTAAAATGCCTGATGAATGTAGGGCACTTGAAGAAGATCCACCTGCTCCAGGAGGTAATAGATTGTATTTGAATGGTAATATGATACCTGCAGAACAGGCGGGAAATCAATATAGTAAAGGTGGTAAATAATGAAATTTTGGAATTTTATTAAGAATGAAGCAACCGAAACTACTCCTGAAAGTGTTGAATTAAGAATACAAGGCGACATAGTAAGTGATGATGATGCCTGGATATATGAATGGCTTGATATGGAATGTGCGAGTCCTAATGCTTTTAAAGATGAATTAGCACAATATGAAGGGAAGGATATAACTGTATGGATTGATAGTTATGGTGGAGATGTATTTGCAGCAGCAGGTATTTATAATTCATTAAAAGAGCACAATGGAAAAGTAACAACTAAAATTGATGGTAAGGCAATGAGTGCTGCAAGTGTAATTGCTATGGCAGGTGATGAAATATTAATGTCTCCTGTAGCTATAATGATGATTCATAATCCATTAAGTGGAGTACACGGGTATGCTAGTGATATGAGAAAACAGGCAGATGTATTAGACGAAGTTAAACAATCTATTATGAATGCTTATCAAGCTAAGACGAAAAAATCTAAGAATAAAATAAGTGCAATGATGGATGATGAAACTTATATGTCTGCCACTACAGCAGTTAAACAAGGATTTGCAGATGGTATTTTATATCAAGATAATGAAGATTCTCCAAAGAATGTTTTGAATTTTTCTTTCGATAGGTTCGCTATACAAAATAGTGCGAATATGGCGGCTAAAAGGTACTTTGATTTTGAAAAGTTAAGAAATCCAGAGCCACAACATAACCCAAAAGATGATAAAAATGAAACTGAACTATTAAAAGCAAAATTAGCTTTAGAGTGTGAACTTTAATGCTTTTTTTATACTCAAAATTTGAAAGCGAGGTAATGAAATGTCTAAGGAATTAAGGGAATTACTCAATAAATTAAGCAATTTACAAGACCAAGCAAGTGAATTAATGAATAAAGAGGGAGTAAAAGCAGATGAAATTAAAGCTAAAACAGAGGGAATAAAATCTGTTAAGGCTATGATTGAAGCACAAAAGTTGCTAGATGAAGGAAAAGAATTTACTCCAGAAGGAATAGAATTAACTGGTACAGAAGCAAAAGATCAGAAAAAAGAAAAGGAAGATTTAAAAAATAATTATAAAAAAGCTTTTTTAAATACAATAAGAAAGAAAGGTAATGCTGATGCCAACGATATTAAAATTTTAAATTCTATGACTGAAAGCACTGGTGCTGATGGTGGACTCATAGTACCTCAAGATATACAAACAGCTATAAATCAATATAAGAGGTCGTTACCACAATTAGAACCTTTAATTAATATAATTCCAGTTTCAGCTTTAAGTGGTAGCAGAGTATTTGAAAAAATAGCTACTATGACTCCTTTAGAAAATGTTACTGACGATACAGCAGATATAAATGATATGGGTTCACCACAATTTGAAAATGTCCAGTATGCTATAAAAGATTATGCTGGATGGATGCCAGTACCTAATGATCTATTAGAGGATAGTGACCAAAATATAATAAATTATTTGACAGGTTGGATTGCAAGAAAATCAGTAGTAACAAGAAATAGTTTAATACTTACTTTACTTGGAAAATTAACTAAATCTACTTTTGCAGATTGGAAAGCAATCAAAAAAGCTATAAATATTACTTTAGATCCAATACTTGCTGCAGGTGCATCAATAGTTACTAATCAAGATGGATACCAATATTTAGATACACTTATTGATGCTCAAAATAGACCATTGTTACAGCCAGACTTAACTAATCCGGGAGCTGTTAAATTTTCAGGAAAGCCAGTATTAACGGTATCTAATACAGTACTCGCAACTACAGGTACAACAACTAAATTAGCTCCAATGATTGTAGGTAATTTAGTAGAGCTTGTTACAATGTTTGAAAGAAAAGGACATCAAGTAGCGTCAACTAATGTCGGTGGTACTGCATTTAGAAAGAATAGAACTGAATTGAGAGTAATTGAAAGAGAGGATATTAAGCTTATAGATTCAGAAGCAGCAGTATATGGACAAATTGATGTTTCAAGTATTCTATAAGAGGGTTAATTCCCTCTTTTATTTAGGAGGGATGAAATGAGCAGTGTATTAACTTTAGCAGAAGCTAAAAAATATTTAAAACTTGATGTAGATTATACGGATGAAGATGATGATATTCAACCTCTAATTGATGCTGCAGAAGGTTATCTCAAAAATGCAGGTTGTACTCTTAATACTGGTGATAAAGTAGCTAAGTTAGCTATTAAAATGTTAGTAGTACACTGGTATGAAAATAGGGAGCCTATAGGAAGTGGAAATAAGCTTGCATATGGGTTGCAAAGTCTTATTACACAGCTTAAATATTGCTATGATACAACAACTACTGAAAGTGGTGGTACTGCATGAATCCAGGTGAATTGAATACCAAAATTGTTATTCAAAAATATACAACTACAACTAATGACAATGATTTCCCTGTAGAAGATTGGGTGGATTTTAAACCATTATGGGTTGCTAAAATAGGACTTTCAGATAGGGTATTTTACCAGGCGGCACAGAATCAAAGTGAAAATGATGTGACATTTAAATCAAGGTATGTAAAAGGCATTACGGCAGGTATGAGAGTTCTTGAAGGAAATAATATATATGAAGTTGAAGGAGATCCAATTGATAAGACAGGTAAGAAAAAAGAAATGTTCATACATTGTAAAAAGGTAACTCCAAGTACATCAAGTTAGGAGGTGTGTGTTATGGGTGTAGAAGCTGAACTTACTGGTATGGATGGATTACTTGATAGAATACAAGAGTTAGGACGAAAAGGTTCAACTGTGCAAAATAAAGCTTTAAAAGCGGCGGCTGAACCCGTTGCAGAAGATATGAAAAGCTTAGTCCGAGTAAGTAATCTTAACGAAAAACATATAAGGGATGATATACAAGTTTCTAATGTTAAAACTAAGGATGGTACAAAATATGTAAGAATTGGACCAGGAAAAAATACTAACTGGAGAGCTAAGTTCTTAGAATTTGGTACTTCCAAAATGAGTGCAAAGCCATTTATGAGTCCTTCATATGAAAACAAGAAGGGAGAAGCTAAACAAATTATAAAAGAAAAGCTTAAGGAAGGTTTAGGCTTATGATTAAGTTATCTACTATATTAGCACCTACAGGAGTAAAAGTAAGTAGATTACACTACAATGGTACTGATACAACGTATATAACTTATTTCTTTTATAACGAAAATGGTGAGGCATTTGCAGAAAATAGAGAAATAGATACAAGCTATTTTGTTCAAATTGATATATGGACAAAAGGAGATTTTGCAGATTTAGCAAAACAAGTTTTACAGCTTATGAAAGAAGCTGGATATTATAGAATATATTCAACTGAATTATATGAAGATGATACAAAAACATATCACAAAGTAATTAGATTTAAATATGTTGAGAGCTCTCAATAAATGAGTGCTTTTTTATTTTGCAAAAAATTATAAGGAGATGATTATATATGCCTTTAATGGGTATAGAAAAATTATATGTTGCTAAACAACTTACAGATACATCAGGTGGAATGACTTTTACTACACCTCAATATTATAAAAATGTGCAAGAGCTTTCTATAAAACCAAAGACAAACAATACAAAAGCTTATGCAGAAAATAGGCTTGTAGACCAAGCTACACAATTTGATAGTGCAGATATATCTATGAGCAGATATAGTATGTCTAGTGCTGAAAGAGCTTTTCTTTTAGGACAAAGTTTATCGAGTATGGGTGGTGCAATTAGTGCAGATTCAGATAAGCCACCTTTTATTGCCTTATTATATAAAGCTCCTATTAAAACTAATGGGGTTTTGGGACACCGTTATGGTGTTATTTACAAAAATTTGTTTGAACCACCAGATGAGGATTTAAAGAGTTTACAAGGGAAACCAGATCTAAGTGAAGCCCCTAAATTGTCAGCAACAGCACAACCAACAGAATGGTCATTTAAGGATGTAGATGGAAATGAAAAACATCCATGGGAATACCATATTGATACGACCGATCCAAATTGCCCAGAAGATATAGATGATACTTGGTTTAATAGTGTTCCTATTCCTTCTCTTGTGGCTGTAAATAAATTAGAATTGGCTTCTAGTGTACCAGCAAATAATGGTACTGCTGTAGCATTGGATGAAAAACCAACACTAACATTTAATAATGCTATAGCGGATTATAGCAATGTATTACTTTACAATGTTACAGATGAAGCTCTCGTAGAAAATACAATGGCTTTAGATATTACAGGAAAGGTTCTAACTATTACGCCTAGTGCTAATTTAACAGCTAGTAAAACTTATAACATAATCGTACAAGGTGTTAAAGACATCTATGGACAATCTTGTGCCGCACAGTTAATTAAGTTCACTACTGCAAGTGCTTAATTAGAGGGCTTATGCCCTCTTTCTCTTAAAATTTGAGGGAAAAGTTTTGATTTTAACTAGTAATTATAGGTTTATATAAATATAAAATTAAAAAAAATAATGGGAAGGAAGATTAAAGATATGAGTGAAGGTAGAGATATGAAACAAATAGGAGTAACTATAAATTTAGATAAAGAGAGACATTTAGTCTTTGATTTAGATTCATTTTGCGAAATGGAGGAGAAATATGGTAGCGTCAATGAAGTGTTTAAAGCAATAGGAAAAGGGAGCATGAAAGACTTAAGGTATATAACGTGGTTGGGATTAAAAAATGAAGATGAAAAGTTAAATGAAAAAGATGCAGGACATTTAATAAAAGCTCCACAATTTAAGGAGTTATCTGATAAATTAATACTTGCGTTAGGGCTTTCATTGCCTAAAGCAGATAATAAACAAAAAAACGATCAACCCAAGGAAACGCCAGCAGATACAAAGAAGAAGGATTCCCTTGGGCGAGATTAATTATAATTGCAACTACTTGTCTAAATATGGCAGAAAGACAGTTCTGGAGGACAACTCCAAGGAAGTTCTTCAAACTGTATCATGAATATAAAATTTTTAATGGACTTGAGAAAGAGAAACAGGTTCTATATGCGAATGAGATTTTTTAAGCATATAGAGCTTTTTATTTTGCCTTATGAAAGGCAGGTGAGATAAATGGCAGGAGAAGAGGACGTTGGAAATTTAGCGGTTAAACTTGCTATGGATGATTCTAGTTTTCAGCAAGGCTTACAGAGTTTAAAAAGAAATATGTCTGTAATAGATAGTTCATTTAAAGATAGCATAGCAGGTCTTAAAAATTGGGGAAAGAATGTTGATGCACTACAGAGTAATGCCAGTGCCTTGGGTGAGAAGATAGAATTACAAAGACAGGTAGTAGAAAAATATCAAGGACAGTTGGAAAAATCTAAAAATACCCTTGAGAATAATTCCAAAGCTATGCTTGATTTGAAACAAAAAGTTGATGAAGCTAAAACAGCATGGCAAGAAAGTGCAGCAGCGGAAGGAAAAAATGCAGAGTCTACAAAAGAGTTAAAACAAGCTTATGATGAGTTAAATAAACAATATACAGATGAAGAACAAAAAGTACGTAATAATGCTAAAACTTTAGATGGCTATACAATACAGGTCAACAATGCAGAAGCTAAATTAAAAAACTTAGAAAGTCAGTTAGAGTCAACTAATAAAAAAATAGATGTGCAATCTAGTTCATGGACACAAGCTGGAGAAAAGCTTAATAGTATTTCTGAGGGATTTAAAAATGTAGGAGAAAAGCTCTCTAGTGTAGGCGAAACACTTACAACTCATGTTTCTGCACCATTAGCAACAGCAGGTATAGCAAGTTTGAAGTTTAGCAATGATTTCTCTGATGGGTTAGCTAAGATCTCAACTACTGCTGATACTACACAAACGAGTATAGATAGCATTGGTAAGGGAGTAATAAAACTTAGTGATGATACTGGCAAGAGTGTTGATGATTTAAACGCTGGACTATATGAAGCTATTTCAAGTGGTGTTCAAACAGGTAATTCACTAAATTTTATGACTACAGCAACAAAGGCAGCAGTTGGAGGATTCACTGATACACACACAGCAGTTGATGGATTAACCACTGTATTAAACTCTTATAACATGAAATCTGAGGATGCTATTAAAATAGCTAATCAGATGATGGTTGCACAAAATTTGGGCAAAACAACACTGGGAGAAATGGCACAATCTATTGGCTTAGTAGCAGATACTACAGCTAATATGAATATAAAAACACAGGATTTATTTAGTTCACTTGCGACTATGACAGCACATGGTATTGGTACAAGTGAAGCTATTTCAGGATTAAGAGAAGCACTTTCTAATGTTATAAAACCTTCAGATGAAGCTAGTAAAATGGCACAACAATTAGGGCTGCAGTTTGATGCAGCACATGTAAAATCTGTAGGTTGGGCACAATTTCTTGAAGAAATTAAAGATAAAACACATGGAAATACCGCAGAAATGGGACAATTATTTGGCTCTGTAGCGGGTTTAAATGCAATGATTACCCTTACGAGTCAAAGTGGTATGAGTCTATTTAATGAATCTTTGAAAGAAATGAATAGCAATACTAACTATGTGGATCAAGCTTTCCAAAAGGTTAACAATACATCAGGTCAGAACTTTAAAAAAGCTCTTAATGAGCTTAAGAACTCTAGTATTGAGTTAGGTCAAGCGTTAACACCTTTATTGAGTACATTGGCAAGTATGATAAAAGGACTAGCTGAATGGTTAAATAGTTTAAGCCCTAGTCAGAGACAATTTGTTGTAGATATGGGACTTATGGTTGCCGCAATTGGACCGTTAATTTTAGGAATTGCAAATGTAATTACAGCAACAGGAACTATAACTGATGCATTTGGAACTTTAAGTACTAAGATAGGTGAAGCAGGTGGCTTATTTAGTGTATTATCTAAGCCATTTAGTTTGTTAAGCTCTGGTCTAGGCAGTTTAGGTGAAAAAGTAGTAACATCAACGGCTTTATTTTCTGGATTAGGTGCAGGATTAAGTTCTTTTGGAAGTAAAGTATCAGCATTAATGTTTGGACCATGGCAGTTATTAATTAATGGTTTTAAATCTTTACCAGGAGTTATTAAAAGTTTTTCTTTTGCAGGAATAGCAGAAAAAATAATAGCACCATTTAAAAATATACCTACATTATTAACTGGAGTATTTTCTAAGATACCAAGTTTGTTTGGAGTATTTAAGGGTGCATTTACTAGCTTTGGAACGACCATTATAGCTCTAGCTCCTAAAGTTTTAGCAGGAATAAAGTCTATGTTTTCTATACAGGGGATAATGACAGGTGCAAAAACAGCATTAGCATTATTTACAAGCCCTTGGGGTGCTTTAATCTTAGGGATAGCTGCTGGTGCAGGAGCTATAATTGCTAATTGGAGTAAAATATCAAATTTTGCACATCAAATTTTTGGTGGCAATATGAATCAAATTTTTACTCAATTTAAACAGTTTTTTACACAGGTATGGAATAGTATCCAAAATACTATAACTGCAGTGTGGAATTATATAGGCCCTACAATTACTGGTGCAGTTACACAAATTCAATCATTCTGGAACCAAGTATGGCCTGAGATTAAGGAAGTCTTTGTTGAAGTTTGGGATGTGATGAAAGTTGTAATAGCCCCTGCATTAGCTGTAATGTATACTGCAATTTCAACAGGTATTGGAGTTATAAAAGGTATTTGGGGACCAGCATGGAGTGCAGTAAAAGATACACTTAAGCTTGCATGGGATGCAATGACTGGAGTAATAAAGGTTGCATGGGACATTATTAGTGGAGTTATTAAGGTTGGATTGGATTTAGCCACTGGACATTGGAGTAAAGCTTGGGGAGATTTTAAGAGTATTTTCTCTAATGTATGGGGTGATTTAAAAAGTTCTGTAAGCAATATCGCTAAAGATGCTTTACAATGGGGCAAAGATATAATACAGGGTATTATAAATGGTATTAAGGGCGGAATTAAAGCACTTGGAGATGCAGTTAAAAATGTTGCAGAAACAATATGGAGTTATCTGCATCATTCTACACCAGAAGAAGGTCTACTTGCTGATGATGATACTTGGATGCCTGATTTTATGGAAAATCTCGCAAAAGGCATTACTGACAATAAATATAAAGTAACTGATGCCATGAAAAAAGTAACATCTGATATTCAATCTAATGTTAAAAATGTTAACCCTACTATAAATGCAACTTCCAATAATGCTTCAACTGATGAAAAAATAAAAAGTGAAAGCGTAACACAAAAATTAGGTAGAAGTATATCAGGAAGCAAAGATAATGTTATAAATCCTTTTAATAATTTAATCAACTTAATAAGTAAAATTTTAAATGAATTTACAACGAACTCAATAAATTATGGAATAAATACAAATAAATCTATAGGTAGTGGTGTAACTAGTAGTGCTAATGTAGTGACAACTGCAGCAAAGAAAGTGACAGATACTCTTGATAAAAACTTAAACACCTTTGCAACTAGCTCAGTAAACTACGGTACAAACACAAATATAAGTATAGGAAATGGCATAAACAACAGTGCTGACGTAGTAACAAATGCACAAAAAGGTGTAACTGATACTTTAGATAAAAATTTAGATACTTTTGCAAGTAATTCAGTAAACTATGGAATAAATACAGATAGTAGTGTCGGTAATGGTATAAGTAATAACTCTAATGCAGTAATGAGTGCAGGTAATAAGGTAACTACTACTTTAGGTAATAACCTAAATGCTTTTGCTAATGCATCCATAAAGTATGGACAGACTACAGATACATCAATTTCTAGTGGAATAAATAATACTGTTGGTACTGTAATAAGTTCTGCAAATAATCTTGATTCTCAACTTGGCAATACTTTTTCTACCTTTGCACAAGGCTGTACTCAATATGGACTAAATGCAGGTAATTCTATTGCAGAAGGTATGAGACAGTCAGAATCCAATGCAGTTTCTATAGCTAAAGAATTAGTACAAAAAATTCTAAGTGCAATAACGGGACCTGATGGGTTTGATGAACACAGTCCTTCAAGAAAAACAACATGGGCTGGCGAAATGGCTATAGACGGACTTATTAACGGAATTACTTCTAAAGATGCAGCCGCAATATTTAAAAATAAACTTGCACCTATGTTAGGAGCCGCCAGTGTACTTGGTGGCAATATATCTGAATGGATTTTAGCTGGTATGATGGCAGAGGGTGCCCCTATGAGCTGGTTCCTTCCACTTGAAATGATAGCTTCTCGTGAAAGTGGAAACCCGGGAACGCTAGGTACAGGTAATCCTAGTCTAGTCAACAACGTAGGTGTTGGTAGCGAATTTGCAAGTGGATTAATGCAGGTGTTACCAAGTACATTCCGCAGTTTCTTTGGAAGTGACGCAGGAATATTTAACCCTGTAATGAGTGTTCGAGCAGCTATAAGAGAAATAAGGGAAAGTTGGGGAGGTAATCCTTACAACATAACAGGACTTATGGATGGCAACGGTTATTTAGGATATGCAAGTGGTACTGATAATGCACTAGCAGGTTGGAGACTTGTTGGTGAAAATGGACCTGAGTTAGAATATTCTGAAACTGGGGGAGAAACAATTTTAAACAACCAAGACACTATGTCTGCATTAGGTAATGGTTCAGGAACTAATTTAATAAAAAATATTGCAGATGAAATAAATAGCAAGATAAATACATTCAAAGCTGCAGGAGAATCTATAGGTACTAATTTAATAAAGGGTGCTTCAGATGGAATAAATAACAGCTTAGATATATTTAAAAAGGCTATTGATAATATAGGTAGTGGTATAAGCAATGCCCTTAATCCTAATAAAGTGACAGAAGGATCTTTAAAGGACTTCCAGAGTTGGATGCCTGATTTTGTAAATGAACTTGCTAAAGGGTTGAGTGATAATAGTGTATATATAAATAACAGTGCTTTAAAACTTGGTACAATCCTTGCAGATTCAGTTATGCCAGAGAGAGATACAAGGACAAAGTATTTTGAGGATTATAATAGTGGAGCTGTTACCGCAGATAACGCAATTAGTCAATTAGATGCAAAAATTAAAATGCTGCAGACAACTACTGGTGACTATGAAACAGATGTAAGAAACCTTCTTGGAGTTATGACTGACCAGAGCACAGAGATAAATATATTGACTGAAGAATATAATAAATTAGCTGAACAATATGGTGCTGATTCAGATAAGGCTACTGCAGAATTAAAAAAGGTTGAAGATCTAAGAACAGCATATCAGGAAACAGGGAAAGCCGTTAAAGACTTAGCGGATAAATTGAAGGAAACTGAAATAAGTGATTTAAATGATATTAATGATAAATTAAAAGAATCACTGAAACAGCAATATGAAGATGAAAAACAGGCAGCGGAGGATCAGGTTAACCTTACAACTGATACTCAAACTAAAATACTGCAAGCTAAAATGGATGCACTTGATATTCAATATGATGATGAAGATGATGAAGATAAAAGAACTGAGCTAGAGAAAGAACTAAATATGCACTATGGTGCTGAAAAAAAGAAGGAACTGCAAGATGAACTGGACGATTTAAATAAAACTGAAAACAGAAGACATGAAAAACAAGATTTGCAGGATCAAATTGACCAGTTAAAAGATAACAACGACCAAATGATTAAAAATATAGAGAGCTTCTATACTGATAAATTAAAGGATGCGAACATAGATGCCGAAGCACAAAAGCTTTTAGTAGATAATAATCAGAAAGAAATTGTAGCCTTGTTAAAAAGTTATGGTAAAGATTACGAGCTTGCTGGTTCTAGCTTAGGAGATAGACTAGTAGATGGGTTAAAGAATTCTTTATCTGCTATACCTGATATGATTGACAGTATTAAGTCCCAGATAAATAGTTTAAATGATGATATGTCTTCTTTAAATTTATCTTCTAGCAGTAATAGTGTATCTGATAGTTCAACTCAACAAAATCCTGTAGCTAATTCAGCTAAACTTACTATCCAAAATCATTTATATTTAGATGGAAAAGAAGTAGCTGCAGTTACAACACCATATACTAATTCAATGCAAGGCACTAGTCTAGCATTAGCACAGAGGGGGTTAAGGTAATATGGTCGAAATATTTTATAATGGCAAAGGCTCTTATACAGACTTTGGGCTTATTTTAAATTACTTTAAGCCCCAACCTCCTACACCAAACATAATTAAGATAGATATTCCTTTTACTAATGGTAATTTAGATTTTTCTACTATTGGAAGCATGGGAGAAGTTACTTATCAAAAAAGAAAAATAGAAGTAGAGTTTCATGTTCCTAAGTTAAATATGGAAGCATTATCAGTACTATATAGTGAAGTTTTAGAATGGTTATTAAGTCCAGGAGAACAACAATTAATATATTCTAATGATCTATTCCATTATTATTTATCCAAACTAGAAGCTGCTCCTAGTTTGGATGATTTTAAGGAGCTTGGAACATTAAAATTGGAGTTTATAGCTCAACCATTTAAATACAATATGCTTGAGTTTGGTTTTGACTCTTGGGATTTATTTTGTTTTGAAACAGATTATACAGCTTATACTAACCAATTTTATATAAATGGAGAAACAAGTTTACAAATAGGTAATGCCGGAATGGATGTAACTCCAGTAATAACAAGTACAGCAGCTATGGCTTTAACGTTTAAAGGCATTACCTATAACTTAGTTGCTGGAGATAATAATATATATGGAATTAGATTAAAAAAAGGTATTAACTATCTAACTGTAAATGGAACTGGAACAATAACCATTACATTTACGGAACAGACTTTATAATAGGAGGACTACAAATGTATCAAATTATTTTAATAAATGGTTCAATCGAAACAACAATACATTATCCTAGTCCAGATAATAATATTCCTAAAGTTATAAGCCCTCATATAAATAAAGCAAGGGGGCAGGCGCAGCAACTAAATTTTTCTATATACCCTAATAACCCAGGATTTAATCTTTTAGTTAGAATGGCTACAAGGGTTAAAGTTATAGATTTAAGAGATAATACAGAAATATTTGCAGGGAGAGTCTATACAGCAAAATTTGCTTTTGGTGACAAGGCAATATATAAAGAGGTAGTTTGTGAAGGTGAATTAAATTATCTTCAAGATACTGTTCAGGATAGTGTAATTTATGAAGATAAGACAGCACAGGAAATGTTACAAATATTTTTGGATTATCATAATAGCCAAATAGAAGATTATAAAAAAATCCAGTTAGGAAACGTAACTGTTACCGATTGGATTTTTTGCACCACAAACAATGAAACTACTTTGGAATGTATAACTAAGTATGTTTATAACGAAGATTTAGGATATTTACAGTTAAGGAAAGAAAATGGAATTAATTACCTAGATTATTTGGCAATTACAAATGACAAGATTATAGATGTTACATTAGGGCAGAATTTATTAAGTTTAATACAAACTGACGACCAAACATTTGGAACTAGGATAGTACCTATAGGAGCAAATGGTTTGACTATAAACAATGTTAATGATGGGAAGAAGTACCTCGAAGATGCTGACGCAGTAGCTAAGTATGGATTTATATATAAAACTGTAGAATTCTCAGATGTAGATGATGATACAGAGTTAAAGAGTCAATGTGAAGCTCAATTATCAAGTTATACAAGTCCTAAGCAATCACTAGAACTTGATGTTGTTGACCTAGCTTCTTTAGCAAATGTAAGCACTGATATGATAGATGAAACTACAAGTGTGCATATAACAAATTTTTTAATGGGAATAGATGAAACTTGGAAGGTTGTTGAATATGATACAGATTTAAACGAAGTATATAAACCAAAAGTAACATTGAGTAATAAAGCTCCAAGCCTTACTAATTCTTTAAGTTCTATTGTAGGTTCTATGGTTAGAAATGAGGGCATTTATGATGGAGTACAAATAGGTGATAGTTTTGGACTAAGGATTAAAAAAGGTGATGTAATGTTACTTTTAAACGCTAAGGATGGTATCTCCATAACAAATGGTGATGTGAAAGTATTTTATATTGACAGTAAAGGACATTTGAATATAGTAAATGGCTATATATCTCTAACCAATGGCACGAATACAATAAAAATAGATCCTGATGTAGGAATTAAAATAACTAAAGCTAATGGCGTATATGCTTTTTATGTTGATACTGATGGAGAAGTTATACATGATGGAAAGCAGGAAGTAACAAGTGGAGGAAAGACACTTATTGAAAATTGGAAAAATAATAACGGTGGATTAACAGAAATTTTCGATAATGATGGAAATTTAAATGTGAAAGCAGGTAGTGAAAATGGTACTTCCGAAAATAATGGAGGTACTTTTATTTTATACAATGATGGAGAAGATAAACCTCGATTAAAATTAGGTATAGCAAAGGATGGGGACTTTGGAGTATTAGAAATATTGAATAAGGATGGACAAGTAAAAGCTGAAATAAATGGTGATGATACAGAAGGTAATGGAGTTGTTTTTATCGTAAATTCTAATGGAGTTAAACAAAGGCTTGCGACAGAATTATATGTACAGCAGTATGTAGCAGATCATATGCCAAGCACACCAACAAGCTAAGGGAGGTAATAACTAATGGCAGTTGATATTAGTGTTAGGACTTCGCAAATAAGGACGGCATTTCATGGAAAAGATGTTAGAGAGAATATAGCTGGTGGCCTTGAAGATATGGCGACTACTATAAATAATGCGGAATCTAATTCAAGTAGTGCAGTAAATGTAGCAACCGAAGCAATACAACTAGCAAATAGTGCTAAAACAACTAGTGCAAATGCAAACAATGTAGCTAATACAGCTAACTCAAATGCTCAAAATGCTTTAACTATTGCTACCCAAAAAGGCAATGAAACAGTTGATTTAGGAAATCAAGCTGTAAATATAGCAACTGAAAAAGGTAATGAAGCAAAGCAGATAGCCACAGATATAGGCAATAGTGCAATAGAGAGGGCAACAGATCTAGGGCAATCTGCGGTAGTTGTTGGAAATGAAGCGATAAATACGTCTGATGATGCTTTAGAAAGTGCAAGTGTTGCTTTAGATGTTGCTCTTTATGCTAAAGATACAGCATTGAATAAAGGTGATGAAGCTATACAAATAGCGAATGATGCTAAAACTTATTCAGAAAGTGTTGAATCTGGCGAAAGCACTAGATTAGCAAATGAGCAGAACAGGGTTAGTAACGAAATCACTAGACAAGCGAATGAAGTAAGTAGAGAAAGTTTATATGATTTATTCAGGGATTTTGTTAATTCTTCAGGAAAAATTGACAGAGTTCCTTATTTATTTGATGGAGGAACTTTTGGAGATACAGGAGATACTGGCACATGGGTATTAAGTATGGATGGAGGTAGTTTTTAATGGCAGATAGTATACAGATTAGAAGGGGTTTAAGAAAAGATGTAAAACCATTGCCTATAGCTATGCCAGGGTATATACAAGATGAAGGTAGGTTGATTGTAGGAAATGGAGATGGCACAAATACAGAGGTTAGTATTAAAAGTGATGTAAGTGCGGCTTCTGTATTTCCATGGGATGTACCAATAAAATTTGATGGCACAACAGTAGGCAATATAATTTTAACTCTTAACCCAGTAATACTGGGGACTATAACTTTAGGATAGGAGGACTTTTTTATGAAAAGTAATTTAGCAGTAGGTGAACAAATAAATCTAGCAGAGGAATTTAATAAAAGACTCCAAAGTGGCGTTCTGCAAAGTGAAATGGGACTTGATGCTTCTGCAACAGCAACAGGACAGGCGGTTAGATGGGATGAATTTTCTAAGAGACATAACAATGATGGTTCACATAAACCTTTAATACAGTCCGAAATGGGTTTAGATGTTATGGCTACAGCAAATGGACAGGCGGTTCGACATGAAGAATTTTCCGTAAAACACAATAATGATGGTAGTTTTAAGGCAGGAATTATACAAGATGCAGATATAAACAGTAACGCAGGAATACAAGCAACTAAATTAGCAATACAGAAAAACTACAAGAAAAGCAGTCTAGCAAGTCCATCTGCAACGGCTAATACAGATGGTTCTGTAATAAGTTTGGTACCTCCAAGTGGTTATGCAGCCATTAATCCTATGGCGATATCTATAGTATTTGGAGGTACATTTGTTGGTTCTGAAAGTATAACTGCAAAAGTAGTCGCAACCTATTCTGACAATACATCCGCAACAGTAACTAAGACATCAACCGCAATAGAAGCGATACCTTTTTCAAATTCGGATTTGATGGACTTAATCAAGGATGATGTATATATTAAACAGTTGGACGTAAAATCTCAATCTAACACAGCGAATAGTGCCGTGACAGTTACCTTTAACCATTGTGGATTCTATTTATAAAAGGCAGGTGAGAACATATGGGAAGAAATGACATAATAAAAAATAACGGTATGGTAGATTGGGATAAAGTAGGTGGGATGCATGATGATATAAAAAGTTTAGGTTCGCAAATGGCAGATTATGCAGTAAGTATAAAAAATTGGCTCCCACTTGTGCATAATTTAGGGCAATCTAATGAGGATTGGACAGATGCTATTAATGCAGGTATAAATTATATACTAAGTAAAATTCCAAGTGGCAATTATTATGGTCAAAATACAACTCCTTATGGTATTACATATTTATATTTTCCAAGTGGGTTATATCAAGTTTATGATACTATAAACTTATTCTCATTTGTAAATATAAAAGGAGCAAGTAAATTTTCAACTCAAATAAAACTTATGGCTGATGATAGACCACTTTTTTATGCAGGTTATAATACAAATGATCCTCATTATGCTTATCCTAATATGTGGAATTTAGGAGGAAAATATAGTAAAAATATAAATATTGAAAACTTGAAATTAGTAGGTATTAATGATATACATCAGCCACATAACTTAGATAGAGTTAAAAATCATGCCATTCAATTTGACGGTGTTATGCACGCAGAAATTAAGGATGTTGAAATAGAATACTTTTATGGCAATGGACTTGAAATGAATAAAATTGAGTGGATTATGTTTGATAATGTAGTTGTTAGATATTGTAGAATAGGTTGTAATATAGATGCTACAGAAAGTACCCAGCCAGACAAAACAACTATTGACAATTGTACTAACACATTTTTTAATTGTAAATTTTGGTATAATCATCAAGGCTTATGCTTGAATAAAACATCTAATAATATATTTTATCGTTGTATATTCGAGGAGAATATAGGTAGTTATTACAATATGACAACTAATGGTAAATTTAATGGAGATAAATTACAGCCAGATGAATTTTATTTGCAATCTATTGGAATAAATTTAAAAGAAACATTTGAGGATGTATTTGATTGTTGTTATTTTGAACAGCAATATATAGATATATTAGTTAATACTGGTTATTCAGTTTATTTTAAAAAATGCTTTTTTAATCCTACAGATGGAACTAATATAACTACAAATGGAATCGTTGCAGAAGATTGTGCGAGACACGATATTATGTTTAGAAAAAATTTAATTATGATTTCAATTGAAAAAAATGAAAATGATTGGTATATAGATACGGATGGTTATCCACTTCCCAATCATAAGAATGAAACGAATCAAGCACATATAGTATTTTATGGGAGTAGAGATTCTAGTGGAAATATTATTAATGGATGTGGGAGCCCTTTTGTAATGGAAGAATGTTGGTTTGCAAATTCTAAAACAATAAATTCTGCAAAAACAAATCAATATAAAACTATTAGGTTTACATTTGACGATTATGATTATCCAAGCTTTAAAAATTGTTTGGGATTATCTTTTAATGATAAAAACAGCATATTTTCATCTGCTGATGGGTTTAATCCCAAACCTATAGTAAATGGGTATGAAGTAGATAATGGGTTATATTCAACTGATTTAACAACTGAGTTTTCATCTGCTCCAACAAATCCTAATATAGTTGGACTTTTGAAAGCAAAACATGCATGGACTCAAAATGAAAATCAAAATAGTTTTTTATTTGGTTATGCTTGTTGGGGCTATGGTAATCAAAAAAAAGTTTATTTACCTGAAAATATTCAAATTGGTCAAAAAAACTCAATACCAATAAATGGAACATGGAATGTTGGAGATTTTATTTATAATTCGAATCCAAGCGAAGCAGGTACATCAGGTTCAAAATATATTATACTAGGATGGATATGTAAAACAAGTGGAAACCCTGGTGTATGGCAAGAGTGTCACGTTTTAACAGGTAATTAATAGGAGGGTATAAAAATGGCTTTACAAAAAACAATAACTTTACAAAATGGTTTGCAAATTCAAAATGCTTATATAAGAATAGATGCTATAAATGGATATAAAGGTGGTTTAGATATATCAGTAAACTCTTATGTATCACAACAAGATTTTATAGATGGTAAAGGATATTTAGAACAAAAGATATATCATTTTGTACCTGATGTTTCAGGTACAGCTTTAAATTTTATAAAACAAGGATATGAGTATCTTAAAACTTTAGATGAATATAAAGATGCTATAGATTTATTAGATGAAGGGCAAACAGTATAATTGAGCTATATAGGAAATTATTCTCTAAAATTTATAAAAAAGGTTTTTGAAGAGATTTGTAGAATATATTATTAAAAGTGTTAATTTTTAATTTTATATAATAAATATTTCTAAGGAGGAACAAACTATGGAGAAATCTGCTATAAATTTTTGGGATAATGTATGGAGCAATTTTAAACCTTTTAATATTACAAGTTATGATTTTACATATTTAAGCTCTTTGTTGAATTTAATTGGGGATGTTAATGGAAAAGATATTTTAGACTTAGGATGTGGTGATGGAGAACTATCGGTATATTTAGCTAAAAAAGGAGCTAATGTAACAGCGATAGATATATCTAAACAATCTATTAATAACTTAAAAATTTTATCTGAATATAATAATGTAAGAATAAATGGTTATGCTATAAATGCTATGGATTTAGAACAGTTGAACAAGAAATTTGATTTAGTTGTTGGAAAATTTATTTTACATCATATAGAACCTTTTAATAATTTTGTAAATGTAGCATTTAATATTTTAAATCAAAATGGTAGAGGAATTTTTTTTGAAAATAGTTCACGAAATAAAATTTTAATGTTTTTTAGGCAAAATGTTGTTGGAAAATTTGGCGTGCCTAAATACGGAGATGAAGAAGAATATCCTTTTGAACCTAGAGAAATTAACATGTTAAAAAGTAAGTTTGGAAAACTTAAAGTCTACTATCCAGAATTTAAGTTTTTTATAATGCTAGGAACATATATATTTAAAAATAAGAAAGCAGAAAAATTTTTTAAATCAGTAGACGAATTTTTTTATAAATATATAAAAATATTTAACAAATATAGTTATAATCAAATCATTGAATTTAAAAAAACAAATTAATTCATAATAGAATATTTTTGCGAACTAACACATCAAGAACTTTGGAAGAATCCAAGGCTCTTTTTTAATACAAAAAATTAACAGGAGGTAGTATATGAGTGAAAATTATGATGGTGAATTGTGTGAGGAAAGGCACAAACAGATAAAAGAAAAATTAGAATTACATGATACTAGGCTAAACAATCACTCTAACAGGCTGGATAAGTTAGAACAAAATGAAACTGAAAATAGGACTGAAATTAAGAACCTGATAAAGAAAATGGATGATTTTATAAATACTATACAATGGGGACTTGGCATATTTGTCACAGTCTCTATTTTTGTTATAGGAGTTTTATTAAAAAAATAAGAAAATAGAAAGGAAATGATTTTATGAAAATAGCAATAGATGAAGGACATAACAGAGGACAGGACAGTGGAGCTGTAGCAATTGGAAACGAAAATACAATGAACATTCAAACTGGAGAAAAAGTTATTGCAAAGTTACAGGCTCTAGGACACCAGGTACTTAGATGTATAGACCATGTGCCACAAGGTGTTGATGTAGGAACTTCATTAGCAGATAGAGTTGAAGCTGCTAATAGTTGGGGAGCTGATTTATATGTTTCCATCCATGCTAATTGTGATGGTGGACATGGTACAGAGGTTTGGGTTGGCTCTGAAAGTGGAAGAGATGTAGCAAGCAGAATTGTAAACAATATAGCTGCTTTAGGATATACAAATAGAGGTGTTAAGGTACAAGGAGTAGATGGAGGACACCTATATGTACTTAGACATACTAATATGAAAGCTTTACTTGTGGAGCAATGCTTTGTTGATAGTGCAAGTGATATGTCCGCATGGAATTCAGAAAGCATGGCTAATGCTATAGTGGCAGGGATAACAGGCCAAGTAGTCCAAGCACAGACAACTACAGCACCAGCACAGCCAAAACCTGTGGAAGTACCAAAGTATGATGAATCTGTACCAACAGGAGCTAATATTTGTCCAATACCTAATACAAAGTTCTACATTGAAGCTAGAGCAGACGGAGACATGGGAATTCATTTAGATAGAGGTAACTACATTACTATTAGAAAGGGCGGAGCCCCAGTAGTAACTTACAATAACAATAAAGGTCAGGGTGGATCTAAATTATTGTTTTAATCAGCAGGGAGCTTTTATAGCTCTCTTTTAAATTATAAAAAATATTTGGAGGTAATATAAATGATAGATATAGCAAAGGAAATAATTACTGATGTATGTTATGTAGGAGTTACAACTATAGCTGGAATAGCTACTTATTATGGAAAGAAATTTATAGATAGTAAGCAAGGATTAATTGAAAAACAAAAGGAAGCTTTAAAGAAGCAAATAGGAGATGCACAATATAATAAGGATGTAGATATTGCAAAAAGGACTATTCTTGCTATAGAGCAGGAAGGTAAAGAGTTTAACTGGGAAGGTGCTATGAAACATAGTAAGGCTACTGAGATTATAACTCAAAAGACTGGATTAAGCTCTGGTGATATTTACGATATTATAAAATCTGTGTGTGCAGAAATTAACTTAAATAAAAAAGCATAATAATAATTTTAAGCCTAGTGGGGTAATTCCTGCTAGGCTTTATTTTTGTGTTAAATTGATAAAATGTTAATATTTTGTTACAATATAATAAAACATACATAAGGGGGGATATTATGAAAAAAAGAGTAATTGTAGAAGTTATAGGAGCTATTTTAATTTTTATTGTCGGTTATTTTGTAGGAGATACTATGGCTATAAATAGAGTAAATAAAACTATTGATGCTAAGGTATCTAAAGAGACATCTCAGACGTCAACATCTCAATCTAATACTAACTCTAAAGAAAAACAAAAGATATATAAACTAGGTGAAGAAGGTACTTCTGGGAATTGGAAAATTAAGATTTTAGACACACAGGAAGCTACTACAATACAAAGTGGTGATGGATCAGACAATAAAACTACACAGCAAAAGTTTATAGTTCTTAAGTTGCAAATGACTAATATATCGCAAGCAGCAGTACAATATAGTGACAATGAATTTACATTAATTAATTCAAAAGATAAAAAGCAATATCAGCTAAATGGAGATGCTTCACTTACAGCTACACAAGTTGAGACTATATATAAGAGCAATTCAAATTTCTTCTTAGCTGTTGATAGCATCAATCCTAATACTCCAAAAGAAACATATGTGGTTTTTGAAGTACCAAAGGATTTTAATGTAGCGAATGGTATATTGGTACATGAAGGTAATGATGAAAAGGTTGTTGGATATAATATAAAATAAGGGGGAAATAATAAAATGAAAGCTATAGGTATAATACTTATTGTAATTGGAGCTGTTGGAATTATTATGGGAATTAATATGATTGGTGATATTGGCATAGCTGCTATAGTGGGAGCTTTGGCAGCTTTAGTATCTGGAATAGGATTTATATTAGCAGATAAAAAAATGAAGCAGACTATAACTACTATACAGGGAGTTATTCCTTCTACACAAAACACAAGCTCTACAGTACAAGACACTCAACCAATAGAAAATACAACAGATACAGCAGATGCAAATAATGTAACTCCTCAAGCATAGTAATAAACCCTAGGCTTTTTCACCTAGGGATTATTCAAAATTTGTGGATGGAGAAAAGAGTAGTAAATTAAAAAAAGCAGAGCAATTAATATCTAAGGGTCAAGAGTTAGAAATTATTACAGAAGATGATTTTTTAAAATACTTATAATAATATAGAAACTCCAACTTAAATTAACAAGAAAGCTGGGGACATTTTGGGGACAGATTTAGTAAAAAAGTCCCCAAAAGTACATTTTTACACCTAAGATACATCTTGCAAAACTTAGTTATATCAATGCTTTAAGCTTGCACATAATTACACCAAACATAAAAATGCTAATTCGTAATCAGTAGGTCGGAAGTTCGAATCTTCTTAGGAGCACCAAGTAAGGAATGTCTAGGGTTTGACAGTTTTTGAATACGGAAATGCCCACTTGTTTATTGTAGTGATATTACAGTAGGCAGGTGGGTGTTTTTTTATGAGAAAATAGAAATTAGAGTTAAATAAAGTTAAACAGGATAAGATACCAGAAAAATTATTTCGTTTAGTTAAAGCTGTGATATGTAATAACTAGATAAAAAGTAAACAAGCTAGCGCTTTTGCAGAAACACCAGTTTATTACAATTGAATATTGCCTTTTCTAGCTGGCTGGGAAGGACAAAAGTCTTATGATAACATAAACAAAATGGCTAAAATGATGGGGTAGAAAGAACAGAAAAAAAGCTCAATCACCCATGCTGTAATAATTTAAGCTTAAAAAATTGAAGGGTAGAGCTGTTTTTTAGAATGGTTTTACCTTTTATATAAATGATCAAAAAATAAACGAATAGTTTTAATTTTCACTACTATTACTTTCTTTAAACCCTAAACTGGCTAATTCTTGTTTAACCTCTAAATATTTTTCTTTCACTTGATCAAGTTGAATTAAAAGTCCTGCTTCTTTTACAGCATTAGCAATAGTTGTTTGAGATATTGATTTGTCAGATTGTGTAGCAGCCATTAAATTAGCAATGCTTTCTTGAGAATACCTCAATTCTTTATTTAGGACGTATGCTACTATTTTTTCTTTTTCTGATAATTTACTATTCAA